AGAATTGCAGAAAGAATTGATGCAAACCTTCTCAATGTCCCGATTCAGCAATTGGTTGATTTGCCACGTTCATCATTTGAGAAAAAAGTAAATAGTATTGCCAAGAAGACTCAAGGTTCTCTTGTAATTAAAGAGTATCCAACTGCTTCGGCACACTCGGGGCATTTTAAGGCACTTCTAAATGAACTTGCTCTTAAGAAATCATTCCGACCTGATATTATCTTTATTGACTATCTGAATATTTGTTCTTCTTCTAGATTTAAGGGTGGAAGTAATGTCAATTCCTATACTTTGGTTAAGTCAATTGCAGAAGAACTTCGTGGTCTTGCGGTGGAATTTAATGTTCCTATTGTGAGTGCGACACAAACGACAAGAAGCGGTTTTGGTTCATCTGATGTTGAATTGACCGATACTAGTGAGTCCTTTGGTCTTCCTGCCACTGCTGATCTTATGTTTGCCCTGATTAGTACCGAAGATCTAGAAGGTTTGGGACAAATTATGGTGAAACAACTTAAGAACCGATATAATGACCCAACAATGTTCAAGCGTTTTGTTGTTGGTATTGACCGTGCAAAAATGAGACTTTATGATGTGGAGCAATCGGCACAAAAGGATATACTTGACTCTGGACAAGAAGAGGAGTATAATTACGAAGATAGTAAACCAAAAAAATCATTTGAGGGATTTAAATTTTCATGACACAACGAGTTGATTTCGATAAATATCAAAACTTTGTAGATGCCGTAACTTCTGATGCATCCAAAGATTTTCTTGCTCTGTCTGACCGTATGGTTCAGTTAGATGAGAAGGGTGCTAATATTGAACGTCTTCTGACTGCCGCCGTTGGTATTAATGCCGAAGGTGGTGAGTTTATGGAGATCGTAAAGAAAATGGTATTTCAGGGTAAATCCTGGAATGATGAGACCCGCACTCACCTGATTAAAGAACTCGGTGATACTCTGTGGTATGTGGCACAAGCGTGTATTGCTCTTGATGTTTCTTTTGATGAAGTGATTCAAACTAATATTGACAAACTGATGAAGCGTTATCCAGACGGATTCTTTGACGCATACTATAGCGAAAATCGTGAAGAGGGAGACATCTGATGACTAAATCCGTATCTATTAAAATAGATGTTCGTACTGCCGCAGCAGTTCGTCAAATTCTTTTTGAGAACCAAAAAGGTTATACTTATGATGAGGTTTCTGTTCCTCCTCGTATTAATGATATTCGTTCTGTAATTATGGACCTTGATGAAAAGATTGGTGCTATTGTAGAATGATTATATAACCGGTGCTTTGTAAGCACTTATTAGGAGAATCAATTTTATATTCTCCATAAGCCCAAGTGGTGAAATTGGTATACACGCATGACTTAGGATCATGTGCTTCGGCGTGGAGGTTCGAGTCCTCTCTTGGGCACTAAATAAAAATAAAATAAAAGAGCAATGACAGACTCTGAAATATTATTGGCAGTAAATTCTGTATTGTCTGGATATGAAACTAAGGTAATTAAAACTGGACCAAAAGTAGATAAGATTAGAATAATTTCTGCACAAAGAGCAGAAGATCAGGATAATATTTCAAAACAGTTAAAAGTAAGAAGAGTTAACTTTAAAAATGAAATTGATAAAAGTGAGTCGTCATTTCCAGTAACTAAAATTGTTTTACCTAAATCAAATTCTGTAATAAAATTAATATACAAAAAGTCTGGAGGTGGTGGATCTGGAGCAGGAGCTGCTCTTACGAAATTGTCAGAATCTGCTCAGGCATTATATGCTGCGGTAGTATTTAATGTCTTGAGAAGAGAAATGACAATTCTTGATGTTACTAAAGATAATTTTATAAAGGCATCATCTACATCGTTTATTGATTCATCTGTTCAGAGTATAATTAATGATCTTCCTGATGATTGGATAAATTCATCTATTCTGGGGGCAAATGCTCTATATAGATATTTTAACGGTAAAGGAAAGTTCACTTTTCATAGGGGTTCTGGTGAAGTTTCTTTGATTGAATCTGCTTTTAGTCGAATTAATAAAGATGAAAAGGCATTTGGTAATTTAAATAAATGGAGTCCGGCAGACATTTATATGATAAGTAATAACGTCAATCTGGGAAAATTAAGTCAGGAAAGATCTTTAAGAGGTTTAAATGCTCAGATGTATGAGTATATTAAAAATAATCAGGTTATTGGAGTATCTCTTAAAAAAATGTACGGTAGCGGAAAAATATCAAAGAAAAATTTTCCTTCAGATACTAAGGTAAATAGTGCAAAATTTTATGGGACAACTAGTAATGTAGATTCTATGGATGGGTATATTCGGTGGGGATCTCTCAATAATGAAAAGATACAATTTAGAAGTTTTGGAGGTGAGACATCCTTGACAGGTTGGCAGGGAGAAATTAAAGGTGCATCTGCTAATCAAGGAAAAATTTCTCTTGGTCCAATTAATTTTATTTTAAGAAGACATGGTTTATCTCAAATTCCATCTTCTACAGAGTCTGCGTCACTTGCCACAAAAAATACTATTGAACATTGTATGAATATATCCCAGTTAATGGCATCGGATGGAATAATTAAACCACAACAAATTGAAGATATTGCAAATCTTATACAAAAAAAATCAAATAAGTATAGATATTCAAAATATCTTGTTATGAAGTTGTTTCAAATAATTAATTCAATATCTGGGGAAATGCGAGATAGTGTAGTTCAAGATTTTTATTTGTATGCAAGTTCTCAAGCAACTTATTCTGCTCCATATTATAAACTTGAGTGAAATAGAACTAGTTTAATATGAAAGACCTCCAATTATTTCTTAATAATATTCTTGATATTTTTACGACTAAAAAATCAAACCAGAATGATGTCTTTAATGATTTTATCAAGTATTTCTACTTTACTCTTGATAAAGAAATTAAGTCCAATAAATCAGATTTGTTAAAGAATAAATATATAAAGATTAGGAAAAATGGTTTAAACTATATTATTGCAAACAAGACAGCAATAATGGCGAATATTTGTAAGAAAAAAATTAAGTAAGTAATGAAAAGTTTCCTCCAATTTATATCAGAAGCAACTTCTGCAGCAGACCAAGCTCAACGTCTTGGGTTGCAGGGAGATGGTCACGGGGGATGGTATGATAGAGCAACTGGAGAGTTTGTTGCCAAGACCGAAGGTGGAAAACTTAAATTTTATAATAAGAGACAAAGAGTAGGAAAAGACCCCGTTCAAACTCCACACGAAAAGGATGTTCCTTCTCCAAGTTATAATGACCCCAATGCCCAGCAACCCCCACAGCAGCAGCAAGAACCAGCACCGGAACAGCAACCAGTAGCACAGGAACCTCAACAACCTATGGCAACTCCACCACCTGTTCCTAAGACGAAAGGAACTCTTACGGTTGCTTTTGGTCGTTTCAATCCACCCACAATCGGGCACCAGCAACTGATGGATACTGCCGCTGCAGCATCACAGGCAGATGGTGGAGACTATTTAATCTATCCGTCCAGAAGTCAGGATAAGAAAAAGAATCCACTTGACCCCGATACAAAGATCTCATATATGAGACAGATGTTTCCTGCTCATAGTGAAAGAATTGTAAACGATGCTGCTAATAAGACTATTTTTGATGTTCTTAAGAAGGCACATAACGATGGATATACAAACGTTAGAATCGTAGGTGGTTCTGATAGAGTCAAGGAGTTTGAGAAACTATCCAATAATTACAACGGTCAGTTATATGCTTTTGATGCTATTGAAGTAGTTTCTTCCGGCGATAGAGACCCCGATGCAAAAGGTGTGGAAGGTATGTCCGCATCCAGAATGAGACTTGCCGCTGCCGAAGGAGATTTTCGTAAGTTTAGAGAGGGTCTTCCTCCAGATATGAAGCGTAAATCTGCACAAGAATTATTTGATTCTGTAAGAGCATCTATGGGTATTAATGAAAGTTGGAATCTCTGGGAAATTGCTCCTAAGTTTGATTATCAGACTCTTCGTGAGAATTATATTTCAGAAAAAATATTCCAAATCGGGCAGTTGGTGGAGAATCTAAATACCGGTCTTGTTGGAAGAATCTTACGTCGTGGAACTAATTATCTGATTTGTGTAACCGAATCGGGCATGATGTTTAAGTCCTGGATTAAGGATGTGATGGAAACAAAGAAATATACCGAAGTTCAAATGGATAAAAAAATGAGAGAACCCGGAAAACCAAATACTTTAGTTGGAACATCTGGATTCTATAAGTATGTTGCGGATATGACACCAGAGGCACCCGAAACAAATCTACAATACGGAGCAAAACCCTATCGTGGTTATAAAGCATCTAATATTAAGGACTTTATAAATAAGTATAGAAAATAGTAAAGTAGTAAAGTCTTAATATGAAAAATCATATTGCCGAAGAGTTGCCAGCGAGAAAACACGCTCCTGCCGCTGCTGGTTCTGGTTCTGGTGCTGCTCCCGCCGATGGAGACAAAAAGAAAGATAGTGAAAAGTCCCCAGAACAAAGAGCAAAGCAGGCAGTATATGATATTCGCTACAGAGCAAGAAGAGAAGATATTCCACTTCGCCAGGCATTCTCTCAATATATGCAAAATAGTAGTATGGGAGGTCAAGAAAAAACTATTGTTAAGGCAAAACTATTCGGTAAAGAGGGTGGTGGTATGAAGGCAGAAGATTTTAATCCAGCATTTAAGAGTGCAGCATCGGATTCTCTTGCAAAGGCACTTTTTAAGGTTTTTGTTGAAGGAAAGGAACAAGAACCAATTTCTTTAACTTATCTTGAAGAACTTGATAGTGCAGAGCACAGAAAATATAAGGTAAGAGTTACTGATAAGAATACCAAAAAGTCTTATGTGAGAATGGCAACCCGTGAGAAAATTAACCAACTTCGTGCGAATCCAAATATTGAATCCGTTGAGATGACTCAGTATGGTGAACCCTATGAGGGTGAGAGGAAAAAAGGTTCTCAGACGGCAAAAGTTGCGGCAGGTAAAGGATTAGACCCCGTAGGTCAAGAAGATGGTGATGTTGATAATGATGGAGATAAGGATAAGTCCGATAAGTATCTAATGAAGAGGCGTGGTGCGATTGGAAATGCTATCGCAACTCGTAAAGAAGAGTTCATTCACGAAGCAGAAACTGAAGATTCTAATACCACAAAAATTGATTATAAAAAGGGAAAAGTTAAGAATAAAGTAACCGTTGCCCCCGAACAAGGTAAGGGACTAATGGCACATAATGAACTTGAGGGTGAACTGATTGCCGAAAATGGATACTCAAAGTTTCTTAAAAAAGTTCATTCTCTTCAAGAAAAATCAATAAGTCAAAATCAACAGCAACTTGCTGGAATGGCACTTGCTTATTTGAGAGGTGAGATGCCTGATGCAAGTGAAGAAGTTAAAAAGATGGCAAAGATGGGTGAAAAGAAACTTCGTGATTTTGCCAAAACCAAGCACGAAGGTCTTCCAGAAAAAGTAAAGGAAGAAATGGAATGTGGTTCTGATGATAAGAAAAAGAACGGTGAAGAAGAAGACCCCCGTTCTATGAAGACAAAGGTGAATCTTGTAAAGAACAAATTGAGAGCAATGGGTCTCAAGATGTCTTATGAACCCAAAGGTGAAATGGTTGATGAGGGAAGAGGCGAATTTAGAAGTCTTGGTAGAGCAGATAGAAATAGTGGAAGAAACCGTTATATGGGATCTCCGACTCCAGAGCAGAAAAGAGAAGAGGAGCAGGCAGCATCTGATGCAGCAGCAAGAGCTAAAGCAAGATTAAGAGCAAATTTAGAAAGAGAGAAAGCAAGTAAAGAAAGATAGAATTACTAAATAATACAGGATACACTTCATACGGAGGTTATTATGTCTGCAGGTCTTATTTGGGCTTGGATTGTTGCAAATGAAGCAGCAGTCGCTACTATTCTTTTAATTCTTTCTGAACTTCTTGGTGCAATTCCTAAAATTAAGGCAAACGGAATTGCTTCTTTTGTTATTCTTCAGATTCAAGCACACCTTAAGAAAAAGGGTGCAGTAGATACTACTCCCTGAACTAACAAAAAATTAATAGATAGGAGACCTGAATATTAAGGTCTCCTTTTTTTATAAATATTACTAGAAAAAGAATTTTGTAGGTAAGAAACATGTCACTTTGGGGCATTTCAACAAACGCTGAAACTGTAGCAAATAATTACGCAATTCCAAAATATTTGGGAAAATATTCTGCTGCAAACGGTCAATTCGAAGCAACTGATAGAACCAGAAGTCCTTATAATTGTTTTGCAGATAATCGTGGATGGATTCAAAGACATTATAAGACTACTAGTAATTCCGGAATTTCTACTCGTTATTGGGATTCTATTTTAGTTCCTGTGGTTGGATTAAATACTGCTGGCGCTGGAACAAGTACAACTGGTTTAGGGCAAGCAACTCCAATTGCTGTTTTCTTTGAGGATCCTAATCTTGCTTCTCCAATTAGCATCGGTGCCGGTGGAACAACTGGAATTGGAACCGGAACTACTGGATATGTTCATGTAGTATGGAACGAAATGGTATACTGCTCCGCTGGAGCAACGGTTCTTATTTCTCAATCTACTGGAGCAAATATTGTTGCTACTGCAGCTTCTACAGGAGTTCCAGTTCAAGTTAATGTTCCTGGAATAGGACAAACTGTAATCACCTTTAACGGACAAATTACTAATAGAGTTGGATTTGCATTTACTGTTCCTAATACTGGTATTGGAACTGTATTGAGAATTAATACAACTCCCGGAGTAATTGGAATCATTACAGATGCTTCTGGTGGTGCTGGTGTTACTAGCTCTTTAACTGGACTTGTTAAAAATATTGCTGGTGCAGGAACAACATCTGGTGTTGGTATTGGAACCACTACTTTAATAATTAAAGCATGATATGAGATTTGATGAGTTGAATGAAAATAATTATATATTATTTGCCATTAAATATTACGAAAATCCTCAATCAGTAACGATGGAGGATTTTGAGTCTGATTTGAAAAGAATTAGATATGTAAAAAGATTATTAAAAAGATATAAAAATACTGGCGAATTAAAGACTCATCTCATCTTAAATCATCTTATTATTCTCTTTAATGTTTTTAACGATGCCGCAGTTCCTTTGTTATTTTATAATTTAGAAAAGGAACTGTGGCCGTCTATTAAAAGTTTCTTACTATTCTTAAATCGTTTACCAGAATATCCCAAAACTCAGATACACGAAATTGTTGAAGATTCTGAGTGCCTATCTCAACTACAAAAAATCTAATGGATATAAACAAGATTATTGATATTATTCATACTCTCAAAGAAGAAGGTGAGGGTGGCGGCGCTCCCACTAATAGTCTTGTTGGTGGAAAGATTGCGGGTACAGTAGAAGCAGGTGATAGTCCTCCAGTGGATTTGAGAAAGAAAAGAAATTGGAATCCTTTCTTTAAGAATCTTGCGAGAATCCAAAGAAGACAAGGAAAATAAATAATAATATAATCACTACTTGATTTTTTTGTTTTGTAGAACCCAACATCCACCAACAAAAAAATGTTTAACAAATCATCCAACGAAACAAAAATTGCGGTTCTCGAAGAGCGTCTTACTTCCTATGAGGTTATGATGAAAAAGATAGATGAAGCAATCCAGATAATGGGAAAGACAAGTCAAAGCATTTCTAAAATGTTGGCAGTTCACGAAGAAAAATTAGAACATAATAGTAAAAATGATGAATTAATTATTGATCGAATTAAGACGATAGAAGTTAAAAATACAGAAGAGCACGGCAGAGTAATTGAAAGATTTCAAGCACTGGAAGAAAAAATAGATGGCCGTATAGGAGCGGTAGATAAAAAAGTTGATGATGTCGTTAAGTTTCGTTGGTTAGTTGTGGGTGCTTTAGTAATAATTTCTTTTGTATTTTCTCAGTCATCTATGGTGGTGGATGTCTTGACACCAGACTCAGAAAAGATTAGGATAGAAAGAGCAAAGTAAAACCCTTATAATGGTAGGTGTATATTGTTATTATAGAGATACTAATCCAATTTATGTTGGATGTAGTATAGATTTGGAAAGAAGGAGAAAACAACATAAACGATTTGGTAGATTTCTTGATTGTGAGTATGAGATATTGGAAGAGACTACTAATGATATTCTCTATGAAAGAGAAAGATATTGGATAAATCAACTTAATACTATTAATAATGGTGAAAATAAAGTAATACACAACAATTGCGATATGCCTGAGGTTAGAAAAAAAATATCTGAATATATGAAAAATAATAATCCTATGAAACCTGGAATGACTAATGGAGGAAGTTTTAAGAAAGGTGATAAACCAAAAATTACAAAAGAGAGAAATAAAAAAGTGAGTGAATCTATGATTGGAGAAAAAAATCAAAACTATGGTAAAAAAGGTTGTTTCGATCACATTAATAAAAGGTTGATAGAATGTGAAAAGTGTGGCATAATGGTCTCGCCTGGAAATTATGCTAGGTGGCACGGAAAAAATTGTAAAAGAGGTTGATTTGGATTTTATTGATTCAAAATATATAAATCTAGTTTCTTCAAGATTGCAAAAATTTAAGAGAGTAAAACAAGATTTGTATAACTTCAGATGTTGCCTTTGTGGAGATTCTCAAAAGAATAAAAGTAAGGCACGAGGATATTTGTATGCCGCAAAGACAAATACAAACTTTAAGTGCCATAATTGTGGGGCAAGTATGTCCTTCAATAACTTTCTCAAAGAAATAGACCCTATTCTTCATAAGCAATATACACTTGAGAAGTTCAAGGAAGGATATACTGGTAAGAACTTTGTGGTAGAAGAACCTAAGTTTGAGTTCTCAAAACCGGTCTTCCAAAAGAAACTGGACCTTCCAAAGGCATCATCAAATCAAATTGCCAAAGAATACTTGGAGAAAAGACAACTTAATCCGGAAAAGTTTTACTTTGCTGACAAGTTTCAGGAATGGGTGAATACTCAAAAACCTACATTTAGTAGGATTGTGAAAGATGAGAGTCGTATAATCATACCACTCTACACTATGGAAGGAGAAATCTTCGGATTTCAGGGAAGAGCACTAAGTCCGAATAGTGTTAAATATATTACCACCATCTTGGATGAATCAATCCCAAAACTTTATGGGTTGAACAGGGTAGACGTAAATGAGACTGTTTATGTTGTTGAAGGTCCATTTGATTCTGAGTTTGTAGAGAATGGAATCGCTATGTGCGGTGCCGATGTTGACTTAACACCCTGTAATTTTAAGGATGTGGTTTATGTCTTTGATAATGAACCCCGAAACAGAGAAATCTGTAATCGGATGAGTAAAATTATTGAGAGTGGGAATAAAATTGTAATATGGTCAAAATCTATTCAGCAAAAAGACATTAACGATATGGTTATTGCTGGACTTAATGTTATGGATGTGTTAAAATTTAATACACACTCAGGTTTAGAAGCAAAAGTAAAGTTTACCGAATGGAAGAAAGTATGAGTAACGGAACAAAGGTTATTAAAAGAAATGGGTCGATTGAGAGTCTTGACCTAAACAAACTCCACTTGATGGTGGAGGAAGCGTGTAAGGACCTTGCAGGAGACTCTTCAAGTCAA